AGGTTACCCACAAAACCGCATTACACTTCCTATTATTGATTTACCCTCAGCCTACGCTCCAGACAGATTGTGGAGGCAACCAAAACATCATGAATTTGCACAATTAGTAGAGGAAAGGTGTAAGTCTTTGATATAAGTGCTATAATAGAGTTGTTCGAGCAATTATTCGCTCTCCGAAAGGAGGGCGTTTTTTGTGGGAAAGTATGGCAACTGAAGCACAAATAGCACCAGCAACCGCCTGGACCAAGACAACAACCTACGCAACAGGGTGGTCTACCTCTGTAGGGAATCTGTTGCTTGAATCAGGAGACAGTCTATTGCTCGAAGATAGTAATTTTTTAGCTTTATAATATGGCAAATACAAAACTAAGCGCCCTAACGGCTGTCACAACACTTGCAACCAATGATCTATTTTATGTAGTTCCAAATAGCTCTGGGACTTCCTCTTCTATTACTTATGCAAATATGGCTTCCCAAATGGCTGCACTTGCCCAGACACTAACAAATAAAACTATTACTGCACCAACAATTTCTGGTATTACACTTTCTGCAGGAACAGCATCAATTGATCCTATTACGTTTACAGCTGGCACAAACTTAACTGCAGCCGTTGCAGGCTCAATGGAATATGATGGGACAGTTTTTTATACAAGCCATGTTGCATCAGCCAGAGGCGTTTCTCCCTCTATGCAGTATTCAATTGCCCCAGCAGGCGACTTTGCCCTTGCGGTTGCAGCAGGAGTGCAGGCAGCTTTCCCGACAACAGGTGATGTGTTTACCTTCAACGCTTCAACCACCTATCTATTCGAAGGCCAATATTACATTACGAAATCTACTAATTCTGTGACTACTGCTATGGCTTTTGCCGTAGGAGGGGGAGGAGCGGTTACCTCAATTCTTTATCATGTCATTGGCCAAAATGCTGCAGCAGATACAACAGGTACAACTACACAAATTACCTATGTGGATACTGTTAGCTCAACAGTTGTCAACGCAGCGACAGCAAACAATGAATATCATTATTTTAAAGGCATCATACGAACTGCAACAGCGGGAACAATTACGCCTCAGATTTCATTTTCTGCAACAGCAGCAGGGTCTCCCACGATGAAGGCTAATTCCTATATTACCTTTATCCCACTTGGAACAAGCACAAACAATGTTGTTGGCAATATAGGATAACTATGAAAATCACATATTCTAATTTACTTAATCAATATCTTCGTAATACTGGGGTAAAAACAACAGACCCAAATTATACAAATATTTTGGCTGATTTTAACCAAAGTATTGGCAATAGATATCAAATGATTCTCTCAAAAATGTCTGATTATAAAACGGAGACATATAACAGTACATTTTCCACCGTTGCTAATCAACAATATTATTATTATCCTGCAGGACTTATTAATATTGAAAGTATTTATATCGACATCGGATATAAATATGTGTTGCGCATTGTGAATGATGAGCAAAAGTGGAATGAACTAAACGCAATTCCCTTTCAGCCAACTACTTTTCCACAGTATTTCTTTCCTCGAAAAGATGATTTCGGTATCTGGCCTGTTCCATCAAATGTGTATAACGGTTACATGTCCTATCACTATCGAGATAGAAACTTATCTGTTGCTGATTATTCGACAGGAACAGTAGCGGTTACAAATAACTCAACAACAATAACTGGCTCAGGAGTTACCTTTACCCCCGCAATGGTTGGGAGATGGTTTACAGTAACTGATCCTACAGTCAGTGGGCAGGGGTATTTTTATAGACTTGGCTCGTATGTTTCAGGCTCTGTCATGAATTTGGAGACAGTGTGGTCAGGCACAACTTCATCTGGAGTTGCATATAACATTGGTGAATGTCCAGAAATCCCTGAAGAAGGACATATGCTCTTAGCATACGGAGCAACTGCAGATTTTTTCTCAAATCTAAAAAATAATGAGGACTCTGCTGCGAGGTGGGAAAATAGATTCTGGACCGGCGACCCTTCTAATACAAATCGCAAATTCGGAGATAATGACGTTTTAGGAGGAGTTATTGGCCTTGTCAATAAGTATCAAGATAGAAACGAATCTCATGTAATACAACGAAAAAAGACAGTTGAATACCCAGGCCTGAAAGCCTTTGGGATAACACTCTCAGGTTCATAATATGTATGGCAGATCAGATACCAAAAATTGTTGCACAACAGCGCTTTGTAAGCGGGATAAGTGACTTTCCCAAAGAAGGTTTAGATTCCTTTGTCTATCAAGATGGGATCGCAATAGATCATAGGCACGATCCTCGAGCGATTACGTTACTCCCAGCTTCACTAAAAGAGTCAGGCTCTGTCGTTACTGATCTTATTAAATGGGCGACAACCTATCCCACTAACTTAACGACGTATATGTATGGGAATACGGGCAATATCTATTCTCGCACTACTACGCCTACGTATACTCTCCTACACCAAGCTCCAAGTAGTCATGGGAATGGAATCTTTTACTATCCAGAAGATGATTATGTCTATTATACGACTGATAATTCTATAGGGAGATATGGACCAATAAGCTTAGGAAGTCCACAGTTTATTGACAATTATTTTCAGGCACAAGGGGGAGTTCCAACAAATACCAATTCCCTCTCTCTAGTAGCTGCATCAAGCCAATATGCTTCCCATATTGATGCGGGGGCATTTGATATTACAGGTGATATAGCAATGGGATGCTATATTTATCCTTCAACACTTCCAGCTGTTGGCAATTCCATGTCTTTAATAGCAAAATGGGATCAATCTGCATCCCATGAAGCATATAAGTTTGGCATTGGGGCAATCTCCGGATTTTTTGGTTCGGGAAGTGATGGAGCACTGACAATCTCCTCAAATACAACTGAAGCGCCCATTGACTCTGCCTGCACCGGCACTGCAGGAACCCAGACGCTTACGGCAACAAACGTAAGCTTTGCCGCAGGTCAGATTATCTTAATCCATCAATCTCAAGGAACAAATGCGGGGCAATGGGAGAGAAATACTATCCAAAGCTATACAGCGGGAACTATAACAACAGGCACTGCGCTTATTGGAACATATACAACAGGGGCACAAGTAAGGGTATTAAAACAATATACCAATGTGACGATAAATTCTGGCGTCACTTATACGGCCAAAGCATGGAACGGCACCACAGGGGGCATTTTATCTTTCTTAGCCAATGGAACGGTTACTATTACAGGTTCTGTAGTAGCGGATGCAACAGGTTTCAGAGGTGGCCTTGGACATAATGGTGGTTCACCTCAAACGCCAGGACAACAAGGAGAAGGTTATACAGGTATTGGAACTAATAGTGCAAGCGCTAACGGAAATGGAGGAGGCGGATCACCAAATTATGAGAGTACAGCAGGTGCGGGAGGAGGAAATGGAAGAACAGGTGCAAATGATAGCTCAACAGCAGCAATTGGCGGAGGAATTTCAGGCACAAGTGATCTAACAACAATGGTTTTTGGAGGAGGAGGCGGAGGAGCGATGTATGCACAGGGCAGCCCAACGGCGGCAACAGGCGGTGTAGGTGGAGGAATAATTTTCATAAATGCAGCAACTCTTACAATTACAGGGACTATTACCTCAAATGGTGCAAATGGAGCTGTTTCTCCTTCAACAGTGGGTTCTGGAGCAGGTGCGGGAGGATCTATACTTCTTAAAGCGCAAACCGCAACTCTTGGGACAAATCTTATAACTGCTTCAGGAGGAATAGGGGGACAAGGAAGCAATGTACAGGGAGGAAATGGAGGCGTTGGAAGAATAAATATCAATTATCTTACTTCCTACACAGGTTCAACCACCCCAACAATCAATGTGATCCAGGACTCAAGCTTGGTCACTACAACGACCTATCAACTCCAGTTTAGTGTGTCTTCAGATGGGACAACATCCGAAACCTTAACGCAAAATGTCAATCTGCAGACTGCAAAATGGCAACACGTTGCAGTCTCGTGGGCATCTGCAAGTGCCATGGCTACTTTCTTCCTGAATGCTGTTTCTCAAGGAACCGCAACAGGCACAAAAACATCAATTAATAATAATGCTTCTGCATTTTATTTAGGGGCAGATAAAGGAGCATCAGTTGTTGGAGACTTCTACGATGGGCTTATTGACGATGTCTTACTTTTTAACATGCAACAAACTGCTGCATTTTGGACGACAACACTTTCTCAGCAAACCGCTACAAATGCTCAAGGATTACAATTCTATGCCAAGCTCAATGGAGATCTAACTGATGCAACTGCAAATGCAAATACGCTTACTGGAACCAATACTCCGACATTTTCTACCAATGTTCCGTATCCTGGTGCAACCACGAGACTTGATATAGATCAAACACATACAGGTACAGGAAATACCTATACAGTTCCTGTTGCTATTTCTGAGAGTTCAAGTGCAAAGATTTCTTTTACTCCTAGTCGTGATCCTCAGAAATCAATACAAGTGAGTATTAATACTGTGGGAACTGGCAACTGGACTGCAACAATTCATGATAGCCTCAATAATCAAGTAGCAACTGTCACAGTGGCAAATGCCTCACTTCATACAGGAAATTATGAGTTTACGTTTGCGACCCCCTGGCGTACACTGACGAATTTTACCAATATCTACCATGTGCATTTTACCAGTACTGTTGCTGATGGAAGTATAGATTGTGGAACAAGTAGTAATCTTTCAACCGCAGGATTTACCACATACTTTAGTTTTTTAGTAACCGATGCTGCCTGGCATCCAATTAGCCAGATGCTTAATCAAATGGTGATTGGTAATGAACGCTACGTTGCAACATATAATGGCCTTGCAGCTTCGTACAATCCAAATACTCTTATTCTTCCTGCTGCATGGCGAGTTAAGTGCTTTGCTTTGTGGAATGAATACATTGCGATTGGCTGTTTTCGAGGTACATCAATTACAGATTTTGACCAAGGACGCATTTATTTCTGGGATGGCTCAGCATTGACCTTTAACTTTTTTATTGACGTTCCTGAAGGCGGCATCAATGCACTGCTTTCTCGTGGTGCCTCTTTATATGCGTGGTGTGGATATACTGGCTACCTTTTTCAATACCAACAAGGCTTAGAAGGAGATAAGGTAAAACGTATTCCTCATATGCTTGAATCAGATACGGTTGAGATTTATCCAGGCGCTGTGACTACCTGGAGAACATTAGTGAGATTTGGTGTCGGAGGATCAGTGAGTTCAAGTACGGTTAATAGAGGTGTATATTCATGGGGATCGTTCTTAACCCTCGGCTTTTTCCAACAACTGTATCGAGAATCACTGTCACTTGATTATCTTATCTCGACAGGTAACTATGGCTCAACAGTGAGTATAGGTATGCTTACACCAACACAAAACAAACTTCTGATTGGCTGGCAGGATGGCATAGCCTATGGCGTTGACTATGTTTCATTCAATAATAATCCTGCTACAAATGGGTCAATTAAATTACTTTTATCTGATGATGGAGAGGCATATAAGCAAAAGGCAGCACTTACGCTTGTCGTGCAGCATTTACCACTTAATGCAGGGGAAAGTATACAAGCAGAATTTTCTACCGATAGAGGAACATATCAACTTTCAGGATACAACTCCACTGTGGGATCTACCAAGACGGCGCTTATTATTCCTGGATCTTTGTATGGTGAGTATGAAGTGGGTGCAGATTTGGCTACAACTGTCTCTACATCTCCAACGGTAACCAGCATTGCTTTTGAGCGTGATCCTGAATCTGGATCTCTTAAACTTCAGACACAATAATATGGATAATCAAGATCAACCAACACTAGAGCAAGGTGTACAGCTGCAAACTGACGTTGATAAGCTGAAAAATCAACGAGTCTATCAGCAAGATATTGTTCCTGGTGCAATCAAGCCAAAACATTTAACTCCTTCAACAACCCAAGCAAAGGGAGATACCTATTATTCTGATGGAACAAATTTTATAAAAACAGCTATTGGGAGTGCAAGTCAAGTGCTTACAGTTACTGGGAGTGTACCGACTTGGAAAACTCCTAATATCTCCAATCAATTTCCAACTGTTACTGCTGTTAGCGGGACAACCCCTACATTAACCTGTACAGGAAATAACAATATTATCTTTACGATTACTCTTTCAGGCAATACGACCTATTCCATTTCTGGTGCACAAGCTGGACAAGTTATTATGGTTGAAGTCCAACAGGGTTCAGGAACTACCTATACAAATACCTGGTTTTCAGGCATTACCTGGGTAACATCAGGAGCTACTGCTCCAGTTCAAACTACTACATCAGGAGGGATAACTACCTATGGATTTCGAGTATTATCTTCAAGTACCTTCTTAGGATATCTTGTTGGGAGTTCTTAATATGACTTTTGATGCTGGATACAATAATCAACCAGGAGGCGGTGGAACCTGGACACATGTAAATTCAGGAAACATTCTCGTCGCAGGAATTGTAGGAGGATTTAATTCAGACAATGTAACAGGAGTTAAGTACAATGGCGTTTCAATGACGCAACAAATAAAAGTTGCTCCATTTGGTAATAGTACGAGATATGTTTATCTTTATACTTTAGTAAATCCTTCAATTGGATCAAGCTCAATAATAACTTCTATTAGCGGATCAGATATTCAAGGATGTTGTTCAGCATCCTATTTTGGCGCTTCGGCTGTTAATCAACCAGATAATACTACTTCAAATACTAATGGTGGTTCTAGTACGAACTCGCTCACTACTTCAATTACAACAAATAATCCCGGATGTTGGGTAATAAATTTCTCATGGTGTTTTGGAGGACAATTGTCAGCGGGAACAGGAGCTACAGGAAGAGTTACAACAGCAACGAATAATATACCAGGATTATTTGATTCAAATGGTCCAGTAAATCCAGCGGGCTCATATAGTATGACGATTAATTCAACAGTAAGTAATAGTTTTGAATCTTTGGAAATTTCTATTTTACCAGCAGTAGCAGGAGGAGCTTTCCTTTATAATTTTATGTAATGTGCTATAATAGAAGCAGTTCGAGTATATTTCACTCTCTTAGGAGGGTGATTTTTTATGGCAGACTCGAACCCATACGCAACAAATTATAATTATAGTTCTCCAAATATCAACGCTTCGTCGGTAGGAGGCCAGACTGTGAATGGACAAAGTAATGTCGGTGGGTATCAGATGCCTGACTATACGAGTATTGCCAATGGGCAGAATAAAAACAGTCAAAACTTTAATAACGCACAATATGGGACAATAGGAGCGTTCCAAGGGGCAAATCAGGCGGCAGTCAATGCGCTTCCGACCTATCAAAAACTACAAAACGATGCGAATACACAATATAACGTACAACCCTTAGCTCAGAAAGCAAACGATCTCAATAATACGGTCTTACAAATTCCTCAAACCTATTCCCAGGCTACACAGGGTTCAGATACGAATAATAACCAGTTGATGCAGTTAATCGGGCAGAAGCAATGGGAATTAGATCCTTTAGCACAAGCTTCTACTAATTCAGCGCAGACAGCACAGGGGTTAGCAAATACCATGGTGCAGGCTGGTGTTAACAACGAGCAACAACAATTATCACCATTTGCAAACTCTGCGGGCTTAGTAAATAGTGCAATATCAGGGGGTTATGCGAATTTCACGGCAGACCAGGCCAACCAACTAGCAGCCTTGGAGGCTGCCGTAGCTTCTGGTGCTACTCTTAGTGGACAAGATGCGGCTACACTTGCTTCTCTACAGAATGCAAAAACACAGGCGGATGCGTTAATAGCTGCTCAAAAGATTTCATCCCAGAATCAAATTCTCGCATCAGGTTCTACCTATTATAACCCTACAACAGGTGGGTATTACAATCCTACAACAAAGGTTTCAGCACCAGCATAATATGGCTAGTATATATGACCAATTACTGAATACTTCTTTACAAGGTGAACAAACGTCCACAAGTCAAAATAATGATCCTTATGAAGCTTTATTGAATACAAATCTTTCGACTACAAATCAACCACAAGGAAATACTGGATGGAATAACTTTCTTTCAATGGCAGAAAAAGTAGCACAACAACGAGGCTTCCCACCAAACGTACTAACAGCACAAGCAGCCTTAGAAAGTGCAAGGGGTCAAGCTGCACCTGGAAATAACTTTTTCGGTATTAAAGGAAGTGGAGATAGTGGATCAAATAATCTCGCTACGCAGGAATATGGAAATGGTGGATATTATGGGGAAAACTCAGATTTTGCCGCATATAAGACACCTGAGGATGCAGTAAATGCGTACTTAGATTTAGTCCTCTCATATCCAGGCGTAGCTGATGCAGTAAAAACAGGCAATCCAGATGCGGTTATTCGAGCAATTGAGGCAAATGGATATGCAACAAGTCCAACCTACGTACAAGATGTGGAGAACACACCCGAGTTTAATCAATTACCAGCAGTAGGAGGTGTAAATTGATGGCCACACAACCTTGGTATAGTCAAATTTTACCAGCTATTACTTCTGCCGGAGCAGGAGTTGCGAATGCGGTAAATAGTAATCCTGTTGGCCATTTTCTCTATGGAAGTGCAATAAATACTGCGAATGATATAGGGACAGGATTAGGAGCAATGACTACGCCAGGTCAACAACAGTCTTCTGATGCTTCATTAAAACTCGCACAACAGGCAATGCAAAAAGCAAAGACTACTACTGATCCAGCTGAAAAACAACGATTATTAACCGTTGCAGGACAAGCAACACAAACAAATGCTTCTAATGCTCAAGCAATGAGCCAGGGTTATTCTCCAGATGTGGCACAAAATCCATTATTAAGAGGAGCACAAACAGGTATGCAAATTGGAACAGGAGCAGATATGCTGGCTCATCCAATAGGCACACTAAAGGGAGCTATTGATTTGACAAAAGGAGCCCTTACAGCAGTGCGTCATCCTATTCAAACGTTACAAACAGCTTCTGATACATTAAGTAATTTACCTAAAATTACTGGAGATTTTGTCAATTCAGCTATTCACGATCCAAATAATTTTCAATTAACTGGTTCTGAAGGATTAAAGAAGTTAGGGGCAAGATGGTTACTTGGACAATATAAAAATGCAGAAGATGTATCACGTGATCCTTTAGGTGTAGTAACTGCTCTAAAGCAATATGGTTTATCTGATCCTCAAGATATTTCTGATGCTGCAAAGGTTGTAACTGGTGCTCCTGACACTGCAGATCCAGCTCAAGCTATTGTTCATAAAAAGGTACTTCAAGCTATTGGAGATAGTGACCCAGTAGATGTAGGCGGTATTAAACCTTTAGCTCAACAAGTCATGGATAGCTCAACAAATGTAACCGGAGCGGTAGAAAAAAAAGCAGTAGCAACAGTAGAAAAGGGATTAGACAATTTACCAGGTGCAACAAAAATAAATAGCCTAGGAGAAACGCTTGCTGATCCTCAATCAGTATTTGAGTTTTCAAGAAAACTTGATACATTATCTTCTACTGCAAATTCTGCAGCATTTGATAAAGAAGGAAATCTTGTAAACCCAACTCAACTAGAATTATCTAAATATTATAGTTCAGTATCCCAAGAATTAAAAACACGATTGTTCACCGGGGCTACAAGTAGTGGAGTAGGAACTCGCATAGGAGCAGACAATTTGGATCTTTCTTCATCATGGACACCTGAAGAAATTTCAACATTAAAGAAAGTGGGAAATGGACAATTAGCAGATGATGTAATTTCTCAAACAACCGTTGGCGGATTGAGAAAAATAGAAAGCTTATTTACGCAGGGAAGTAGAATGGCAAACAGCGTAATAAACGCTGGGGAAAAATCTCCCAGTCTCACACAAATGGCTTCAGGTCTTGCAGCAAGCCTTCATCCAAACCCTATAGGTATGGGAGTATTTGCAGCTACCACAAATGCAGGCAAAGAGGCGTTAGGAAATTCCTTATATGGTTTAGGAGAAGCAGGAGTAGGAGCACCAAGCGCCACACTTAAAGGCAGTATAGCAGCACAAGCATTACTTCCAGTTATAACCAATAAGAATGAACAAAATCAAAAACAAAATACCCCAAATCAAAATTTTTCAACTCCTCCTTCCATTTCTAATGCTACTAGTATATCACCTGTTGTCAATACAATACCTCAAAGCCAAGATCAAATCAACTTTGACCAGAATGGTCATGTAGGAGTGTTTAATCCTTTTAATGGAACTGATGCAATAACAAAAGCTCAATATCAAGACACGTTGAAACAGAAACAAGCCGTCTTAAAACAATATACCACTCAAGAGGGACAAGATGCGCTCAACCCTACAGCTTTAGCACAAGATAAAGCAAATGCAGCAAATGTACAAACTGATATTGATACCCTTAATTCACTTAGTGCAAAAAGCCGCTCTTTAGATCAACCATATCAAACCGCATTAACTCTTTCATCAAGCGTAAATCAAGCAACAGATGATATTAAAAATGGATGGAGTAATATTAGTTTAGTAAATGGGGATCTTAATAAACTAGCTACCATAAATAATGGTGCATATTCAAAACTTGCTCAAGCTCTAAAATATCTTCAAGATAAATCAGGAGTCCAAATATTTGAGCCTGGAATGAGTCTTGATGTCGCTTTAGGAAATCTTCAACAAGCTGCACAAACTCTTTTATATAGTAATTATTATTCTCAATTTCCTTCACAAGGAGGATATAGTCAAGCCTTACCAACAATAGGAGCTGGCGGAAATAGTACACAAAGTGATAATGCAGTTAATATGGCAACAGGAAATACACAGCTTCCTCCTATTGCTCCTCAAGCAGGACAAAATGCCGGTATTGGAGTAGGACATCCGTTTGTCTACTAATATGATATAATAGAAGCATTCAGGTAGTATCACCTCTCTTCGGAGAGGTTTTTTTATGGATCCAAATGCAAGACAATTAGGAGTATCATTCGGCCAAGGAGGCCCTTTATTGGGGGGACAGGCTTCACAAGTCTTAGCTCAACCAGGGGGGATTTCTCAACAGACTCCTTCTTCAGCTTCTTTTAATCCAGGACTATTTCCTAAAGGTCCTATGGATCAGATGTCTCCTATGCCTACTACTCCTACACAAGGACAACCCATGAGTCCTCAAATGCCACCAACTTCAATGCCACAGATAGCAACGCCACAAATTCCTATGCAATCATTACCTACTTCTGGACCACAAGTGCCACAACAAGGAGTAGTAGGGATGCCTCCTGCAAATCCCGAAGCAAACATGATTCTTAAAGCTCTTATTAGTAGACTTGGTTTACATAATAAAGCAGAGGAAGCAAAGATTCCAGTAGTAGGAAGGTAGCGGAAAAACCCGCTCCTCAATCGCTAGAAAAAGAAGCGGGTTGCACCTAGCGATTGACTATATATAGTTTAGACATAGAAAAAATAAATAGTCAATATGACAGACGAAGTAACAAAACTAGCAGTAATGGGTAATAACCTTGAATACATAAAAAAGGATATTGCCGAGATCAAAGCATCTGTTAAAGACCTTGCCGGGGTCTATGCAACCCAAGTTTCTCTTGAAGATGTAAAAAAAGCAAGTGAAATACGGCTTGATAAATTAGAAAACTCAAGTGATTTATGGAAATGGGCTTCTCCAACGCTTGCTGCAATTATTTCTGTGATTATTGAATTTCTTTTTATTCAGTATTTACAACATTTACATTAACTATGGATGATATACGCATAGCAGCACTCGCACAATTTACTCCAGCTGGTTTAACACCAGGATACGGGCAAACGTATCTTTTCTTTGTTGGGAAAGATGATGTACATGGCATTCTCAAATATCTTCTGACGAATGAAAAGATGGCCTTTAAGTTTAATATGTTTGGTTTTGATGATGAAGAGCTTAACCAAGTCATTATGGATATGATAAAAACCCCAAATATTCGGGTCCAGGCAACACTTGATAAATCTCAAGCCTCAGGAGCCCATGAGAAAAAAATTATTGCCATGGATGAAGCAAATAACTCCAACTTTCTTAACTCTTTTGCTATTGGCCAATCTGCAACGCACCAGATATCCCATACAAAGGGCGGTGTATTAGTTGGACAAGGGGTGTGGTTTGAAGGATCAACAAACTGGTCTAGTAGTGGAGAGGGGACAGGGATTAGTCTCAAAGCAGATATAAAAAACCCAGCAGGGTTTAAATCACAAAATAACACTCTTTTAGTCTCTGTAAATCCTGTTATGCTTAGTCACTTTTCAGAACAACTCGATGCAGAACACATGATTGCCTTACAACAAAAATAATATGATAGTCGGACAAGATATATCAGAATTCCAGGGACAAATAGACTGGAATACCTATAAGAATAATACAAACTTTGTAGTGATTCGTTCTTCCTATGGCGTTGGATATTTTGATAAGTGGTTTGGCAACAACAGACAAGAAGTTAGACAGACAAGCCTGCCGCATGGTTTTTATCATTATTCCTATCCTCAATATAACTCACCTATTGACGAAGCAAATTGGTTTATCAAAGCCATTGACGGATTACAAGACGGAGAGTTTTTAGCACTCGACTTTGAAGAACAATACGCAGGAGATAAAGTAGCGTGGTGTAAAGCGTTTCTTGATCATTGTAAAGCACTTACTAACGTTAAACCGCTTATCTATCTAAACCAAGACTTAGCAAGCCATAACGATTGGCAACCTGTTATTGATGCAGGATATGGATTGTGGATTGCTGCATATACCTATGACCCCAACAACAACACCTTTAACGGCGGCAAGTGGCAAACGTCTGTCATGCAACAATGGACAGATGCGCAAGCAGTACCAGGCATTGCAGGCAATACCGATGGAGATGTATTCTTTGGCTCACAAGACCAACTCAAAGCATATGGATATAAGACCCCACAACCTATTCAGCAAAGCCCACCAGTTGTAAACATACCACCTGAAGTTGTAACTCCAGTTGTAAACCAACCAGCGCAACCGGCGCCAGTTGTGGAGGTGACTCCTACGCCTCAAATTTTGCCAGAACCTGTAGTTTTACCTAGCACTCCAACACCCGAAGTGCTACCCAGTACGTCAGGAGACAATATGCCCCCAGTAGAGACTAAACCATTACCTATACATGGCCCTGTAAAGCCATCAATGAGATTGTCAGACCTTATAGTTTTTACCTTAACGAACATAAAAAGTGTTCTTATTCAACTATGGAAAGGCCTATTTCTAAAAAAGTAGAAGGGCAAGAAACGCCGAAAGGGTTTGTGGAAGTAAAACATGAGGTGACACCGAATGGAACAATATTACAGGAATTTTTACCCACAAGGCGATTTAGACAGAGAAAAATACATACGCCGTCACAACCGACGACACAAAACTAAGGAGGTGAAACATATGAAAATACATTTACAAGGATTTGGAAAACAGGATTTACTTTCACTTGGGAAGGGCTTACTTATCGCACTAGCAGGTACAGCTATTACCTATCTATACGCATATATTACCAAGCAAAACTTAGGAGTATATACGCCAATCATCATGACCTTAGCACCAGTGATAGTAAACATTCTACGAAAAAGTTTAGACGGACGTGTAGAGTAGTTAAAAAGGAATTAAGTCTTTTACTTGTACTCGTAGTCCTTTGGCTATCTTTTCTAATATACGAAGCGATGGCTTTCTTCTGCCTTGTTCAATATGCCCCATATGTGTCCGACTGATATTTATCTTTTCAGCAAATTCTTCTTGGGAAATACCTGCTCCTTTCCGAAGCCGTTGAATCATTTCTCCTAATTGTTTGGCAGGTCTCATTAAGGTAATATTACTAGCAATTAGCTAGCAATCTACTAGCTCCCTGCTAGCATTTATGGGAAATTAATATGCTTTATCTTTCTTTTAATAAGAATTTCCGAACCATCCTCTGAGATACTTACCTGTGAGTGAATGTTTTCAAAGTACTTTTCAGAAAGCACATTTTCTTGCTTAAGGATGTCATGGAATTGGTCTTGAGGCGATTTATACCTCTCTCCTAGAGGATCACTGTCTATGGTCTTCTGGAGCCTCTTGAGGTTCGTATGGAGATACTTTTCTGTGGTGCTAATCTTCCTATGGCCCATCAACGTCTTCACGTCATAGATAGATGTTTCACTAATTAAGCGAGACGCAAACGAGTGTCGTAAGGAGTAGGCACTAAGATGAGGTCGATTTAGCTTAAGTATTCGTTTTCTTATATTGAAATTCTCAAGCCACGCACTAGGAGACACAGGTACAGTTTTATCCCGGGACGTTGGAAAAAGTAAATCATGACAAAGTGCTTTTACATACTTCTCTAAAGAAGAACGAATCATGGGGGATATAGGGATCTCACGGGGGTATCCTGTTTTTGTCTCTAACACATTTATCTTTCCTAAGCCAAAATCTATATCTGTAACACGTAATCGGCTTACCTCAGCAGGTCGCATCCCCGTATATGCCTGCACTGTCCAAAACATACTCCACTGTTTCCATACTGGAGTAAATCGAGAGGAGTAAGGACACGAAAGATTAATAAAAGAATCAATTTCTTCATCAGACAAGGTTCCACGAATATAGGTTGACTTATCCCGAAGTTTTGGCATCCTAAAGTCTATGAGGTCTTTAAGATGGGTAAACTCAGCGAAGTAGCGAGTTATAGTTATAATTTGTCGGATGTATTTTACGGATTTTTTTTGGATGATTAACCCATTCACCATATTGGAGAACGTAGAAAGCATAAGAGGCGAGCAGTCAGTTAAGACTCTTCGTATTAGTTTAGTATTCGTCCGTATGGTTGACTCTTCTTGGCCCTTCAAACGAAGGAAGTGTTGAAATTCTCCTATCTGATCCATAATGGATCATCTTCATTCTTACAGCTTTCTTACAGTCTAGCAATAACCATTATGCTCCCAAAATGCAAAAAATCACCTTGCTGAAAAAGTCATACTGTGAACCGTTCGTATTTTATTACAGCAAAATGGGTAAAAAGAAAACTGCCTCTTGACATATCAAGATAGACAGTGTATAAAAGTATTACTAGATCCGCATTCAGCCTCTAGCTCCTCGGTAGACAGATGCTCTACCACTGAGCTAAACCCGCTTGAATGAAAATGATCTAGCCAATTATACAATATGGCTAGTAAAATTACAAAAAACAAGAGAGACCAATGGAATGACATCCTCAAACAACTAAGAGAATTCTTTTTTACAGAGGCCGATCAAATCGCTCAAGTTGCGTATAAAAAAGGCGCAAGCTACAGAGACCTTGCAGAAGCTACAGGATCTACGAGAACAAACATCACAAAGAAATATCCCAAGAAAGGAGGTTCTAAATGACTATCACTAAAAAAATAAACAAGAGAACTATGAAAGCTCTCAACAACCTACCTAGTTTTGTAGAAATGGAAAAAGAGATTGATATGAATCTAAACATGATTCATGGCGTAGCTCTTAAACCACTACAAGGACTCGAATATAGAAAGCTTCTTGAATACAAGCAAGAAGTAGAGAGCGAAATGAAAGCTCTCTTTGACGTTGACTCAGTGGAGTATGCGATAAAAAATCAAATACCCTTCTGATTTTAGATTAGCCTGCCTTACGTGATTTGCACAGGCTAATTCAAGATACGAAAGGAATATATGACAGGCTCAGAAATTAAAACACAGTTAACAAAAATTATAGACAGTTTAGTAATTGATACTAGACCAGAAACACTTGACGACGATCTGCCTGACTTATTAGCAGATGGTGAAAGAAGAAGTGATGCGATTGATTCGCTTATAAAAATGATTGAATTTTATCGAGAAGATTTATGAAAAACATGTTACATAAACCATTATCAGAAAAACTAGCAGAAGCAATCGCCAAGATTGCCTATGAAATAGTTATGATCCTTCTTGGCCTTATAGCTCTTGTAGGGACAGGCCTTTATTCATTTAGAAGGTGGGAATGGAGACTGATAGTAGTAGGATTTATTCTCTATTCAGCATATACAACCTTTCCTTTCTTTGCTGAAGCTCCAAAAGCACAAGCTGCTTATACACATCCAAACAATATACAGGTCATGGTGATTCACCCTAACATGCAGGTGAGAGAAATAGTCCTTTCCTTAACTAAAATAGAGTTTGGTGACAATCAAGTAGATAGTATGGATAAACTCTTGATGCGAGAGTCAGGGTTTAATCCTCAAGCTATCAATCCTCAATCGGGCGCATGTGGCATATTTCAATCTCTTCCTTGTAACAAAATGCTTTCTATGAGTATTCAAGACCAAATCCAATTCGGATTCGATTACATAAAGAATCGCTATGGAAATCCTGATAACGCATGGGCGCATGAAGTAAAGGACGGGTGGTACTAATGACATATCAACCAATTAACTTAGCTCAAAGATCAAACAAGAAAAGAGAGTTTATCACAGAGATAGGCAATCCATATTGGATGAGAGAAAAGAAGACAGTGATAGGCAAGAAGACAGTCTATTGCTCAATGTGTTTAACAGATCACGAAGAAGGAATGCATAGAGAGGGGGTGAAATAAATGTACGAAAACTTTGAAGAAGAACAAGCAAAGGAATCTATTAACGAAGTATGGCTTACGAGAGATGAAGAAAGCAATGAGGATTTTGAATTCGAACTTTTCCTTTCTTCTGATGGTAAGAACACTGTTCGTATAAAAGCTACTACTCCTAAAGCTAGAACTGAAGGAATGAAATATGCCCGGAAGGTATATGACAGACTTCTAGCTCTTTATGGCACCAAAGCTGAACAGTTTACCAAAGTAAATGGAATTCAGACAGATAAAAAGGTAGCTCCTACATGTAGCGTACATGGAATTACAAAAATCTGGAAAGAGGGAAATAACAAAGAAACTGGAAAGCCTTATGCTTTCTGGTCTTGTCCTACAAAGAATGCCGATGGATCATTCTGTAGAGCAAAGTAGTCCTTGAGTCAGTCTTCGCCCGCAAGGACACGAAGACTGATCTAGGGAGTAAATATAAATAAAGTCAGGCGAAAGCCTATTTGGAGACTTATGCAATTACGAGGAAAACAAAAATGGATCTACAGACTGATTAAAGAATCAGGCTTTTTAGGTATCAATACAAATCAACTACGGAATATTACTCATGCTGTTGATGTTCCCAAATTGGTATCAGAACTCAATAAAAAGGGTGTAAGAATTGTGTCAAAACGGGAACATGACGGAACTGCTACCTATTCTCTTGAATCCCAACCAGAACATCGAATTTGTACCGTGTGGGATCCGATTTTACAAAAAGAAGTGAGCTTAAGCATATGACAATAACAGGAAAGGTAGTACAGATATGAAAATATTGAATTTATATGCAGGTATTGGAGGTAATAGGAAATTGTGGGGAGATTCCCATGAGGTAACTGCTATAGAAATAGATCCAGATATAGCAAAAATCTACAAAGAGTTATTTCCTAGCGATATTGTCATAGTGACAGATGCGCACCAATATTTATTGGATCATTTTCTCGAATATGATTTTATTTGGTCAAGTCCTCCATGTCCTAGTCATAGCAAAATAAGAAAAATGCTTGGTGTTGGATCAGGTCAAAATAAACCAATTTATCCCGACATGAAACTATATGAAGAAATATTATTGCTACAAGGATATTATCCCGGATTTTATGTAGTAGAAAATGTTATTAGCTGGTATAAGCCTCTTATTGAACCACAAGATATAAATAAGCATTATTTTTGGGCGAATTTTAAGATACAAAATCTAACAAAAAAAAGCCGTGAGCATCATGGCACTATTAAAACTTTACAAGAAAGAAAAGGCTTCGATCTAAGTAAATATAAAGGGATTGATAAAAGAAAAATACTAAGAAATTGCGTAGAACCAGAAACTGGATTACATATATTGAATTCGCTCTTTGAAAACTAAATAACCCAATAATTTGAAAATCTACGAGGCGTGTCGTTCAAATTACACGCTTCATAGATGCACGTAAGTGCGTTGGGTCACTGTCTCAAATTGAGTAATACGAGACATACAGCTATTAGATAGCTAAAGGCTATGGAAGTGGTTACTAAAGCTCGGCTGGTGTATCACCAGACCGAAAGTATTATCCAGACGATTCAAAACCGTCCTGAGTCCCTATTTCTGAAACGAATAGGCGGTAAGACTAAAGCCAAGGAGAGAGGTAAAGACAGACCTGGACTCGATGACCCTTGGAGTATTCAATACACCACGAAATTATATTTGGTTAGCAATAGCCTTAGGGACATTGCATCTTCTAAGGTGAACTAGTTTGACTATGAAAGATATAGAAAAACAAACAAGGATAACTGAAATAGACAGAAAACTTGAGGACATGAGACTCAGGTATATATCCAGTTCCCCAGCGTATCAAAAGTTTCTGAGAGATTTAGCTACCTTACTTAAAGAAGAAAAGGAAGGGTTACAGAAGTAATATGTGTATTCATTACGATAATGAGCATTGTCCTAAGTGTAAAGCTAATAAAGAAGCATGTAAAAACGTCGTGTGGAAAGATAATCTTTGGCATCAGGATAGAGATAAAAGTTATAGGTCGATACAAGCAAGCAAGTTAGCGATAAAATACAATTAATATGAATAAGATAAGTACGATATTTGAAAGAAATTGGGAAGGTAATCGGGGAGTTATCAATCAAGAGACTGTAAGCTCAACAGATCTTTTACAAGCTATTCCTACAGAAAAGATAGATGGCACAAATGTGCGAGCTACAGTAAGAAACCATATGCTTGTCCGTTTAGAGAAACGAAGAAATCCCGATAAAATCCAAAAGGCAAAGGGAATAACTGAGCCTTGGTATATAGATGCTGATGAGTATGATAAAAACGATCAATGGATCTGGGATGCAATAAGAAACACTAGCTTATCTGATGTTCCAGATGGTGAATGGTCAGCAGAAGCAGTTGGTCCAGATATCCAAGGAAATCCTCTTAATCTTACAGCAAATAGAGTTTTCTTCTTTTCACTACCAGAAGTGAGGGCACAATTAAATCTTGATGGTGCTCCAGTAAAGTTTACTGAATTAAAAGAATGGATGGGAAAGCAAAAAAGCAGAGTTGGTATTGATGCTCCAATTGAGGGAATTGTTTGGTGGGAAAATGATGAACCTATTGGAAAGATAAAACTAAAGGATTTTAAATAATATGAAACCACAATATAAACCAGAGAGACAACGCATAGATGAAAACGACATCTTCTGTCATGGTAAGTCATATCAAGGCCACAAGGATATTATTATGGCTTCCTTTAAAGCGCTAGATAATGAGCAGTTGAACCAATCCTCATCAGGTGCCTTCACCTATCCACTTGTACGCCAGAGAGAAGCAACCAATGCAGAGATCAAAGCATATTGCCTAAAGAAATGAACATAACTGCCATAAAGAGACAGCCCTTGAAAAGGTCACCCTTGAAAAGGACACCTGTCTCTCCTCTAAAGAAAGCTAAGAAAAAGGCTGACCTTGCATTTGCGAAGTACATCAGAGACAGAGATGGCAAGTGTATGCTAGCAGGTCTAGACAACGTTCGATGTAGCGAGCAACTCCAATGTATGCACCTTATTACCCGAGGTATCTATGCGCTTCGCTTTGATGAAGTTAATGCGATGGCAGGCTGCTCTGGACACCACATCTACTATACTATGCGGCCATCAGACTGGGAATTACTGCTTCAGACTCACTTCTTTGATAGATGGGAGTATATCCAAGAACATAGAAATGACGAGTCTCACTACAAACAGAGTGATTATGAGGAGCTAGCACGCTTTTACACGAGATTATTTGAAGGAGCATAAGTGTTGGGTGTACCTACCTGGATTCAAGAGAGTTATAGGAGGTTACAGAATATATGAAACCAGAAGAAAAGAAAAAACATACAGCTCGTAATAAGATTAGACGTATTGAAAAAGAGCTTAAACATAACCCTAACAATACAAAAGCAAAAGAGAGCTTAGAGAAGTGGAGAAAGATATGAACGATACCATTATAAAAGCAATATGAAACAATTAGCAGCAGCAATTATTTGTTTAGGATTTGTATTGATAAATACCTATCTTATTATGAACGGTAAAGAACCTAATGATTGGCTATGGCTTGGGGCAGCTATAGCCTTTTTAGCAGCAGTTTAACCTATGACACACGATACCATACTAAAAGAAGCAGTAAAAAAAATTATTCCTCTCACCTCAAAACAATTGGAAGTTGATAGAGTAAAGTTAACGATAACTAAAATTGTTCAACAGGCCTTAGAGAAGCAACGGGAAGAGATAAAAGTAAAATGTGAAAAGTATAAGATAGAACAATGCTCTGATCCTTGGTCATATGGAATGAATATTGATATGACAAATGGATATGCTAGAGCAATGGAAGATATTATTTCTTCCCTTTCCCAAGAGAAGAAAAAGGAGGAACATCCTAATAATTGTAATTGTAGATGTCACTTTCCTCCATTCCCTTGTAATGGAAATATCCCCTGTAAAGATTGTGAGAAAAAGGAGGAACATGAGTAATAAACAAAAGGTAAATAAACTTATTCAAGAAGAGTTCTACACAGATGTATACGACCCTGAGTTTGTTCCTGGAGTAGTAGAAAAAATTATGGAAATATTTGATTTTGCTGACTTGATAGAGAAGGTAGAGAAACTAAAAGATGATTGGAATAACTCTGAGGCAGGACAAGGTGCAAAACTAGCTCTTGATGATGTCCTACAGCTAAAGAAAGGAAAAGGAAGATGAAAGATTGGGAATTATTTACAATAGAAAAAGATTTCTTATATGACCTAGCAAAATCTTCAATGGATAATGGTGGTAAGTTAGTTCCATGGGAAATTCAAGGACAAAGAATTGCAGATAAAGCATGTAAAGAAAAAGGATTTGATTACTATATTGATATTGGCGGTTGGGTAAAGAGTGCTTTTGATGAAGATGAATGGTCTATGCCTAAACCACATTTAGTTGAAGGGTTAAAAGAAGCCCAACGAAAGTATAAATTTATGGGAAAAGAATATAAATTTTACTTATTGTGGAAGTTAGTTAGCCCTACTTTCTAGAGGGGAAAAGAAGAATATGAAAGCAAAAGTTGCGGAAATGTTATTAAAGTTAAATCTTGAGAAACAATTGAGATGTGGTGATGGAGCAGGCAAGCCAATTACCACACATAGCCTTAATTGCAGATGTCAAGAAATAGATGAGCAGATTAAGGAGTTATCTTCTAAGGAGGAGTAAATATGAAAAAGATACTTATAAAATTGAAAAGATTTATTTACGGTAAACCACATAAACCCATGCCATCTATAGCGGAGTTGCAATATAGAAGTGTCAAGGATATTAAGAGTTGGGATATAAAGCATGTTACACCAAGTCAAAAATATAAGTTGCTATGTTCTTCATGGTTTTTAATAAACGCTCACTATCCAGACAGTTCTATTCTAAAGAAGAATGAACTTGGAGCAAATGTATTATCTAAAACAAGATATATATTAATTACATGAAACCTAAGAAGAAACACAATCATGAATTTAGGCAACTTATTCCAATGCACAATGGGTGGATAAATAATTATGGTGGAACAGGAGTATATTATTTATTTTAATTGTATTAAATGTTTAAAAACAAAACAGATAGAAGGAAATGATTTGAAAAATGTATGACACAACCTAAGCAGAAGAAGATAGAAGGACTTTATCAAGATGCTTTTAAACTGGCTTTAGACCCAGCTTTAATAGATATTCTTGAAAATATAGAATCAAAGCTCAATGAGATTATTGAAAGGGTGAATGAGGGATAATTTGACACTATAAAAGCGATTGGTATAAGCTGGTAATCCTGAGACTTATAATGTCTCATAACCTGCCGAAGGATGAACATTCTCGCTTTACCAGCTGATACGATCGATTTGATATAATAGAGATATGATAAAAGCAACACGCAACATTATTTTAGTAGAGGATATTCAAGAAACGGGTGGATTCAGTGTCCCGGCACAGAATGGGGAATTACACAAAGCAAAGGTAATCTCAGCAGGAGACTTTGTCTGGCATATCTGCCATGAGAAGATCTACTGTCCAGTTAGTGAAGGAGATATTATCTACTTTGTGTTTAATGGAAACGAGAGAATACCAGGGACTAACCAATATTTAATAATCTTTGACCAAGTAAGAGGAGTAGTAACAGAATGAAACAACATATAACGATTGACCAGCTAAATGAACTCTCAGAGAAAGGGAAAGAGAGACTGAGAGAGTGGTGGAAGCCAGAGGTTGGGGATTGGTTTATAACTCGATACTCCTCACTTTATTATATTTATGGACGTCCTGATGATAATGATGAAGATTATGGTGAGCCACAATTATTAACACGTCAAGAAACAGATAGTGGTTATTATGGCTGGGACTTAGGAGACACTTTTCCTAATGAAGAATCTCAAGAAAGTGGATATTCATATACAGGAGATCAAAAAGCTAGAGGTATAGAAATTCTTAAAGACGCTCTTCCTCTTCTCTCTATTGGTCAAATGATAGAGTTTTTAGAAGAACATAAATTTTTGAGAAAAAGCCATTGGGAAAACACAGACTCTAATGCAACAGAAGTAGCATGGATACATAATATTTGTGATAATCTTTGGGAAGCAGTAAAGGAGGTACTCAATGCCTAACTTAATTTCGTTTGATAAACAAAAGCTCTTAGATGGACTAGAAACGCTGTACAGAGCAACAGCACCTAGTCTTGGCCCTCGTGCCTTTGCTGCAGGACTAGACGAACAGTTTAGGCGTAGAGTGATTGATGATGGAGTAGAGATAGCAAAGCGAGTAATCCTTGAGGATAAGGTAGAGAATTTCGCTGCCAACCTTGTTGCTGAAGCATCACGTAAGACAGCTGATGAAGCAGGAGACTCGACGACTGCGACGATTATTCTTGCTTACCATATGATCCATGAAGCATTTAAGTTGATTGAGACTGGAGTACACCCTATGTCACTCAGAAAGGGTTTAGAAGAAGGCGTAGAGCTCTTAGTGAAAGAAGTAGATAAGATCAAGACTCCAGTGAAAGGCTTGGCACAGACAACCCAAATTGCCACTATCTCCTGTAAAGATGAGGTATTAGGCAAGTTGGTAGCAGAGACGATTGATTCTATGGGCGTAGATGGGATAGTCACAGTTGAGGAGACAACAGGCAGTGAGACCTATGTTGAGTATCAGAAGGGTATGCGCTTTGAATCAGGGTATGCACACGCTGCTTTTGTTACCCACCCTGAGAATATGGAATCAATCTATCTTAATCCTAAGATCCTTATTATGGACCGAGCAGTCAGCTTTGAAGGCCTTATGCCTATCTTTAGTGACATACAGAAGAAAGGACTTTCTATTGTTATTATTGCTCCTGGTATGGATGAGCGAATGGGAGAGTTTTTAATTGAGAATAAGCGAAAAGGCGCTATTCAAGCGTTGTATATTAACGCTCCTTATTCAGCAAACTTTCAGAAAGACTTTCTTCAAGATCTAGCCATATTAACTGGTGCAAACTATATCACGCTTACTGAAGGATCACGCATTGAAGACATAAAGTATGAGGACTTGGGTGAGGCAGAGAAGATTATAAGTAACAAGAACTCTACGATTGTGATTCAAGGGAAAGGTGATCCTACACTCATTGAAGAGCGTATTACGAGTATCAAAGCCTTATTGAAGAATACTCCTTCAGACTTTGAGAACGAGAAGCTACGAGAAAGACTAGCCAAACTCACGACAGGTGTTGCAATCATTAAGGTTGGTGGTACAACTGAGGTAGAGATGAATGAGCGTAAAGAGCGAGCAATAGACGCTGTCGCAGCGACCAAGGCAGCCGTAGAAGATGGGATAGTCATTGGTGGAGAGCGAGCTTACTTTCAGCTAGAAAATGTATTAAATTCTTATTATGCACCAAAAGGTATTCTGCCTGGAGAGTATGGAAATCCAAATGCTCTTGCTTATACAGTTTTGACAACAGCTATTCAAAAGCCCTTTGAACAGCTTATGACCAACTCTGGCCTTAATGTTGGTGAATATACTGAGAAGATGAAGCATGCAAAGCCTGGTGAAGGCGTAGATGCTACTACTGGTGAGATAGTCAACATGATAGAGAAGGGTATTATTGATCCAGCAAAGGTGGTTAAGTGTGCCCTGCGTAACGCAGTCTCTGTTGCAATTCAGTTTATGATAATCAATGTAGTGATAACACCAGGAGATGAGCCAGCAAAGAAATGAGAATCAAAAAGTGGAGATTAGATTATTTAAAAGAGCCAATAATTCTTGGAATAACTTTGTCACGAAAAGAGTGGACTATTCTTTTAGAGAATGTTCTTAATGAATTAGAAGACAAAGATAAGGAAATAACTATGCTTATGGAATTAGAAAGATGACATGCCCAACATGCAAAGTAAATAAGGCTGAAGTACATCCCCAGTTTGGGGTAATAGCCTGTAAGAGTTGTCGAGATAAAGCAAAAGAGATTACAGATAGAACATATGAATTTGTCCCAGAGCACATCAAAAAAGAAAGAAAAGAGTTCAAAGACCAAACCATTCAGCCATTTAGAAATGGTGAGTTGAGTAAGGAGTATGTAGATCTGTATGGTTCAAAGTACATTGATGCGAGTCCAGAAGAAGTAAAGAATGCAAAGAATGTATGGAGTAGGGATCTACCAGGGGAGTTTTATAAAAGATGAATAATATATTTATTTGGTTAGGAACTATCTGTACCTTTTTACTAGGGTATTTCTTAGGTAAGGGCTCATTTACGAAAGAGACATATCAAGCTATTAAGAAAGAGTTAGCACATAAAGTCCTACCTCAGTTTAGACAGCCTAGTGGTGTAGTACAGCGTCCATCAGCAGCGAGACTTAACGAACTGCATCACCCAGAGATTTTAGAAGAGAAAGAAGAGATGCGTAGATCACTGCAAGAGGAAGTCAAACCCCTCACTCCTGTGATATAATATAGCTATTCGGTCTTATTCGACCCCACCCGCAAGGGTTTGGGGTCTTTTTTATGAACAAATTCGGCCAGCCAGTTAAATATAAAACACCTAAAGAGCTACAAACTGTAGTAGAAGAATATTTTAGTGAGATGGATAATAGGATAAAGACAATCTTTGATCCTAAAACTAATAAAGAAGTCGTTGTAAACTACCCAGCCCCGTATACTATGTCAGGTTTAGCACGCCGTGTAGGTTTATCTCGTCAAGGACTACTTAATTATAAGAACAAGCCAGAGTTTACAGAGATTATCGAACAAGCTCGTGAACGAGTGCATGAAGATGTCGAAACTCGCCTTATGGAAGGCAGAGCACAGACTGGGGCAATCTTTAACCTAAAGAATAATTTTGGGTGGAAGGATGAATCGCACACAGATTTTACTACAGGGGGTAAGCCACTCGTAGGCTTTGATTTGCATGGAAAAGGTACAGATCAGTCAACTGATAAACCCACAGCCTAAGCAGCTAGACGCTCTAGAAACGCTCTTAACCCCACAGTGTAAGTATTTACTCTATGGCGGGGCAATGGCAGGCGGAAAGAGCTATTTACTTCGTTGGGGAGCATTATCGTATGCTATCTATCTCTTCCTAAAAACAGGTATTAAAGGCATACCAATAGGTCTATTTAGCGAAGACTATCCAACTCTTAAAGATAGACAAGTAAGTCGTATTGAACGTGAGTTTCCAAGATGGTTAGGGAGTATAGCGGATTCTCGAACAGATGGATTAGCATTTGTCTTAGCTGATGAATATGGAGGAGGAAAGATATTACTTCGTAACTTAGATGATCCAGGAAAGTATATGTCTACTGAGTTTGCAGGGGAGTTTGTTGAAGAGTTAACTCGTAATGATGAACAAACATTTAGAGACTTACGTAACCGCTTGCGTTATCCTGGCATTGAAGAGGTAAAGTTTATGGGAGCAACTAACCCTGGTGGCATAGGACACGGCTGGGTTAAAAAACTCTTTGTAGATCAAGTAAGCGATGATCCAGAACAGGATAGATTCTTCTATGTTCATGCGAATGCGTACGATAATAAATATATAAGCCCTGATTATGTCAAGCAACTTGAGTCATTGCCTGAGCAACAGCGTAAAGCCTACTTAGAAGGCTCATGGGACGTATTTGCTGGTCAGTACTTCCCTGAATGGTCGCCACTTAAACATACGGTTCTTTCCTTTATGCCTACCTCAGGTGTCATTGTCGGAGGTATGGACTGGGGATATTCACATCCTTTTTCCTTTCATCTAGCAGAAGTAAAGAAGCTTGTTTACAAAGAGCAGCAATTCTACAGGGGCAAACCATTCCTTGAATGTTATGGTACCGAGAAGACAGCCGCAGAGTGGAGCGACATTTGTATTGCAGAGATGGAGAAGAAAGGCATAACATTTGATAATATTGAGTGGATTCAAGCAGATCCTGCCATGTTTAATAAAGGAACTGATGGCTCTATTTCTATTAGAGATCAATTTGTTAAAGCCAATGAGGGATGGCGAAAATTAAGACCAGCAAGTAATGATCGTATTGCAGGGTGGATGAACTTCCACCAATGGCTCTCTATTGCTCCTGATGGTCTTCCATTCTATCAAGTATCGTTAGAGTGCAAAAATTTAGTAAGAACACTTCCACAACTGATCCATGACGAGTTAAAGGTAGAAGATGTAGATACAGACGGCGAAGATCATGCACCCGATGATCAGCGGTATATGTTAAAAGGATTGAAGTGGCTTGGGGTGAAATCAGGAGAAGTATCCCACTTGCCATATAAGAAGCGAAAGCACACGGCACTGATTAATCCTCGTACTGGAAAAGAGGTTAGTATTGATCTTGGGAGCTTTGAGGAAGTACAAGTCAAGCAGAAGTCATGGTGGACGTGATATAATACATTATCGGCAGGATAACTTATGCTCGTCATTATTGCCGGTAAACAAATCGATATTGCCCTCATCGATGTCATTATTACAAATGATGATGAAAACCCAGATAACCTCAACGCATTCTTTTGTCCTTATTGCCGTAACCCACAACCTTTACTCCAGTATATGGGAAAGATTATTAGTCTAACCCCGGGACATGCTCCTATTGCGTTGCCTCTTATTAAGCGTTGTACGAACTGCAAACGCAACTATTCTTTCAATGGTATCGTGTAGGTGATATAATAGAGATATTCCGGTACATTCACCGCCCAATGTGGCGGTTTTTTTGTGCTTAACATATGGCAACTGATATACAAGGAGATATACTAACAACTCCTGATCCACTAGATATTATTACGCATCCTGAAGAGATGGCTTTTGAGCCAACTGATCCTTTGGCGCTAGATATAGATGACAAACGCTTAGTGAAAATCATTGATAAGCGTATTCGTGCATCCCGTGCCTTTTTTAGAAAACCAGCCTACAACCTCTATGAAAGACGAAAGAAGAATGAAATGTATGTGTTGGGTCGCCAGATTAGTAGCAAAGAAGAGCGTAATGAACTCAAGATCTATGAATCCCGCTTCCTCGATAATGCGCTCTATGAAATAGAATCCACGATTAAGCCAATTGCCATGCAGCAGATGCCTGATCTTATCATTGGTCCTAACAATGATAGTAACGAGGCACGGGAGACTGCAGAAAGTTTGACAAAAGCTATAGATACACAGATTAAAAGCCGGGAGAATAGGATAGCCTTAGGTATCGCCTTTAAGCACATGCCTGTGTATTTTACAGGCGTGATCAAAGCAGAGTGGGACAGTGAAAAAGGGAAATTTGGAGACTTCACCTTTAGGCCTATTCATCCAGACTATATTGATATTGATCACACTGCATCAAGTCCCAATGCTGACGAGATGGAGTTTATTAGTGAACTCTGCCCGACTACCGTTCAGATGGTTGTTATGCAATTTCCAAAGAAAAGAAAAGAATTTTTTGAGGAATTGAAAAAAGACGGGGTGATGGCAAAGGAAATCCAAGGAGAAGATGACTTTACGGAATCAGACATGGCAACGCCAATCCAGATTCGCCAAGTGTGGTTTAAGTGGTACGAGAAAGAAACGGATAAAAAGGTATTAGATAGTATAGAGGACGTCCAGGATGAGATGATCCGGGAGCCAGGAGTAAAGTGGAAAGTCATTCGTGGGGTAATCTGGAAGTTTGAGAAGTGTATCTTAAATAAGATTAAAAATCCTAACTTTGATTACGTAGGAGAAGAGAAAGACTTTGTGTATCCAGATCCTTCAGACGAATCAAGTAAGAAAGAAGTTGGCGCAAGTGAACGCTTTTTGTCTGCAGCACTTAATATCCCGCTTAACTCTGTCACAGAAACAGTCTACAGAAACTACTTCCAATCCCCCAGAGTGCCGTATTACTTAATGACGTATGATCAGTGGGGAAAGATTGCCTATGATGAAACGTCTCGTATTGAGCAGAACCTCAGAAACCAGCAAAACATGGATAAAAATGGCAAGAACCTTGAAGAGGCAATGCAGAATAAGGGAAAGCATGTGTTTAGTAAAGAATCAGGGTTAGAGGCAAAAGACGTAGAGAAAATGGATATGGAAGACCCAACCCAGGACTTAATCGTTGATGGGGATGTGAATAAGACGCATGCGTTTATTTCACCCGCACAACCGCTTCCACAGTCATTTGAGAATCTCGACCGTATCTTAAAGCGCATGAAGGACTTAGCGGGAGTGAGTGCCGTAGGTGGCCAATTACAGTCTGAGGTGGCAACGAGTAACCAGATAGGAAGAGAGAATAACTTCACTGTCTTAGATGATTTGGTCGAGAATACGATCAACCCAGCCTCTGAATGGATGGCACAGTGGTCCATGCAATTTATTAAGCTTCGCTATACAGAACCCCATATGATCTATCTCTTAGGCCAAAAGGGGCAAGATGCCTTTATTTCTCTGAAATCAAATATGGTGAATGAGGGAATGGTAGTGAAGATTAAAGCCTCTGGTACGGATAAGCTCAAGGCTCACAACGAAGCACAACAAATGTGGCAAGACCAAGCTATCGACCCTATTAACTTCTATAGAGATATGGGCTTTGACGACTACGTAGAGCGAGCAGATATGTTTGTTACTTGGATGATGGATAAGAATGGATACTATACAAAATATATCTTAGGACTTGAGAATGTCCAACAACAAACTCAGGCTCTAGGTCAGCAGCCAGTTGTAGCTCCACAGGGTCAACCACCAGTTCCGACAATGCCTGCAATGGGACAACCACAACAACCTTTACCAGTAGGAGGACCACAAGCACCTACACCAACGAATACAAGTGCAGTACCCATTGCACCCCCTGCAATGCCACAGGCAAGCCCTAGATCATTGTAGACACTTTGTGGTATAATATAATCAATCGAGTAATTTCACTCACAGCCGCAAGGTTTGTGAGTTTTTTTGTATGAAAGCAACAAAAGACAAAAAGACAGGCAAACTCTCTATTAAGGTAAAAAAGGGGTTACTCCATGAGAAGATGGGAATTGCCGATGACAAAAAAATTCCAGAGAAGAAACTTGAGAAGGAAAAAGGCTCTGCAAAAAAAGAAGGAAATGAAAAGTTAGAAAAAGAAGTGGTATTCGCAGAAAACGCTAAAAAGTGGCATCACTAAATATTCTAGTATGGCTAAGAAAAAGATTATCAGTAATGAGGAATTACTTAAAGAAATAAAATCTCTTAAAAAAGAAATTGATGGCTTAAAAAAACTTACAGTTATTCAATTTATTCCACAACCTTATCCTGTGTATTCCCCTTGCACATTACTTCATTATCCTTATGTACAGCCTACTATTAGTCCTTTGCTTCAACCATATCAAATACTCTGTAGTAATACGGTAGGAGGCGCAGCAATATATGGCTAAAAAGAAAACTACTACAGTTACTGAAGAGGTTGATGAAACTCCCATTGATTACGCTAAAGATATAGCAGGTAAAGATTTTGAACAAATCGCTGCTCCTGTAAAAGAAGAGCCCAAAGAAGAGGTTAAGGAAGAACCAAAGGAAGAAGAATACGAAACAGTTGAATTCGATCCTGCCCAACTTAAAAAAGAAGCTGTAGAAGAAGCTCGTGCCGCAATAGCTGAACAACTTAAAGGAGATTCCAAAGAAGAAACAAAAGAGAATGTTAGTGAATATGTTGCTTATCAAGAAGAGTTCTTTAAGAAAAATAATCGTCAACCTACATGGTTTGAAGTAGCTGAATTTATGGAAGATAAGGCTTTAGCAAAGTTAGAAGCAAAACAAACAGAACAAGCAAAAGCAAAAGAAGAAGAAGTAACAAAGCAGAGAGACGAGCAACAAAGACAAACAGATGCTACCAATAAATATGTAGAGGATACGCTTAACGAGCTCTATACTTCTAATAAGCTACCACGTATTCAAGACAAAGAAAATCCAGATGACTACGGCAAAAGGGTACAAAACCAATTACTTAGAACAGTTGTAGATGTAAACCAGAAACGAATTGCAGAAAGCCTTCCTCCAAAAACCTTAAAAGAAATCTTCTATGAGGACTTTAAAATGCCAGAGAAAGAAGTAGCAGGGGCAAAGGTTCCGGTCAACATGGGACGAGGTGGCTTCTCACCTGATGATAGTGAGGAACTGGATTACCGAGATATCGCAGGACCAAGGAATTCTTTTAAGAAAATATTACAAAGTGCATTTAAAAGAGGCTAGTACCCCCTCTTGACAGAATACTATTTCGGGTATATAATTCTTTTAGTTCAAGCAAATTTCGCTTCCCACACGGGAAGCATTTTTTTTGACAAAATCGAGCAACTATCGCTCCCCACCGAAAGGTGCAGGGAGCTTTTTTTATACAAAAATATGGCATACGACGGAGATCAATATTCAAATAACGTAGATAATTTTACAAACCGCAAATTGCGATCTAAGGTTGTAGACAACATCCTTAATGCTCCGGTGTACTTCTCACGACAACTTTCACAAGGCGAGCCAATGCAAGGCAAGACAGAAGAAATTACTCTTGATATTACCTCTGATACACAGGGACAATGGATCACAGGACTTGAAGACCTAAATTCTGCAGCAGTACAGTCAACAATTACTCTTGGCTTTGCACAGACAGCATTCACTCAACCACAAGTCTCTATTATGTTAGAGTCTTTTGCTAATACGGGAATCACAGGTATTATCCCACTTGATACCTTTAAATATGAAAAGGCAGCAGCACAGACACTTCAAGCTCTTGGATCAGCAATCTACGGAACATCAGCAGGTAACCAACCATCTGGACTTGGAATTATCGTATTAGACTCTGGTACAATCGGTGGACAATCCCGATCTACCTATACAGTATTAAATGCAACCAACACAGCATCTAGTGGAACATTGACACTTCCAAAGCTTGATACACTTTTTGACGCAATCTCAAATGCAGGTCTCTCAATGGAAGAACCAAATACAGGTCTTACAACTCCAACAGTTTGGACGTATTATGGACAGCTCTTAGCTCCAGCATTAAGAGAGAATTACAATGAAGCAGGATTTGACCGAGTACCAGTTCGCTCAATGCAAGCAGTACGAGGCAAAGGTGACTTGGTATCTGGTGCAGGATTTACCTCTATTTCATACCGAGGTATTCCAGTTCTCAAAGATCAGTTTGCAACAAGTGGAACCTTCTATCTCTTAAATGAACATAAATTCGGCTGGTATGGAAGAACAATTGTTCCAGAAGAATATGCAGATACCCTTGAGAAAGTAAATCTAGGGACAATGAAAGCATATGAAGGTACAGGCGCAGAGAGTCTCGACATGCCAAGTGAATACAACGGATTCTTCTATCAGAAACCATTAACACTTCCTTATCAAGCAGGAAGACTTGGCAGATTCTATGTAATAGGACAAGAAGTATCATGGGAATTCAGAAAACAGGGACAATTAACAGGAGTAACAGGAATATAAAACTATGGCACGATTAACTAACAAACTAGCAACAATTGATTTATACGCAGGCACATCAACGCAACCTGGTCCATACATGGTCGGACAAGTAGCTTGGGATGTAAACGGCAAAATGTTTCGCTATGCTCTTAATGGCGCATCTGCTCTTGTAAAAGGTCAAATGTGTCAATCCCCAGCAAGTCTTGGCTCTACGTATCAGAATATGGTAGTCGCAGTAGCAGGAAAAGTTGGCGATACAAATCTTCAGATCACCAACGGAACTTCAACGATCACATCTCAACAGTTTGAGGGTGGATCAATCTCGATCTACTCCGCAGGAACTGATTTAATTGGAGATGAATACACGATCACGGGAGTTACAGGAACTCTGACAACTGGCGGCGCATTGAAAGTCTTCTTAGATCGTCCTTTAAGATATGCAGTAACAACGTCTGCAACCGTAAATATGATGCCAAGTCCATTCTCAGGAGTCATCGTATGTCCAACAACGCTAACAGGTATCCCAGTCGGTATGGCAGTATATGAAATCCCAGCAAATCAATATGGATGGATCCAAACTCACGGCGTCGCACCATACACAGCAGATGGATCAGCAGTAGTTCCAGGAGCAATGCTTGGAGCAGCACAAAGTGTCGCAGGATCCCTTACACTCGCAACAGCAGGAGCAGGATACGCAGTAGTCGGTAAAGCATTATCAACCGGAGCCTCCGGAAAAGGAGCAGTAGCCTTCCTCAACATAGACTAATACTCTATATCGAGGATTAGCTCTAAACAATTATGGCAGCACCAACAGACAATCAAGTATTAGAAAAAGCAGTAGGCGGATTGCCTATCGTAGCATTGCAAGGTCTTAATACAAATAAGGCTGTTAATTTTAGTGGCACACAGGTAGATACTTCAGGTAACTTAACAATCGCTAGTGGAGCAGCAATCTCAGGTACAGCAGGTATCGGCACGTTAAACTTAACAACAGCACCAGTAACAGGCCCTACTGGAACAACCGCAGCTTTGGGTCCAACAGGTGCAGCAGATAGTGGACCAGCTACAGCAGCACAAGCAGGTTGGACTAAAATTTTTGTTGCAGGTGTAGCCGCTTGGGTTCCATTCTGGCAATAATATGGCATATTCAAATGTAACAGTATCAGGTCCTGCAAACGTCTCCACAGGCCGCTCAAGAAAAGTACTTATCCAAGTCAATAAAGCCTTAACTGGTACTATTGTTGTCTCTGATGAAACTGCAACTGCAGGTACCCCAGTTATTGGAACTATCACAAATCCAACAGTAGGACTACAGTTTGAGTATTGGGATATGAAAAATGGTGTAACCGTCAATCCTTCCGTTGCAACCGATGTCACTGTCTCTGTTTCCTCTGGTATGGGTGGTAACCAATAGCTTCTCTTGCTCCTATATGATATAATGTATTTGTTCAGTCATTTTCGACTACATCCCTCACGGGGCGTAGTCTTTTTTGTATAATACATGAAAGACATACCACTCTCACAAGATGAATTAAAAGTCCTCGTTGGTACCCTTACCCGCATTCAAATCGCCGTTGGCGACTCTCGACCCTTTCTTGCCCTCGTAGATAAACTTATCCCCTATATTGATCAACCCAAAGAAGAAGACGTAACAAAAAAGCCACCTCTGGTTGAAAGTGAGGTTGTAAAATAATGGCAGCCCCTCTTGTCCGCTCTACTGAAGAAGAAGCACTCCACTTAGAAATGGAGCGTATCTCTCTCGATTGGTGCATGATCCAAAACCCTACAGACGAAGACTTCTATATTGAATGGTACAACACCAAAGGAACGCCATGGCGCTACCTCGTTCCCGCACAGCATAAAGATATCGGCTATGGTGAGGGAAAACGGGAGGTACAACGCTACTTAGCTGTGTGGTACTGCAAGCACATGGCAGAAAAGATTATCAATGAAAAAGGCCAAAAGATGTGGGAACAAATGATGAAAGAGCGCCAAGAAAAAGGACAAGAAAGCTTAAATGAATTTCAACAACAGAAGGCGATATGGGAAAAAGTACCTAAAACAAATAGCGACCAAGAGTTAGCTAACCTCTATCCTAACCTCTTTTTAGGCGTTACTCGTGAGTTTGGGACAGAATACCAACCAGACCAACCCTATCTGGCACAGGATAAGTCAGTTCAGGAATCAGTCATGGAAAAGTTAAAGGATAAACGATATGGTACAGAGACAACTGCAACAGTTAAAAAAGTAAAGCCTGTTGAGAACTTAACCGCTCCAAGTCTTGAAGACTTAGAAGCCATTATGCCTCATACCAGTAAAAAAGAATTAGCAGAAGAAATCAGCGCATAATATGGATAAAACACTCTCTCTTCGAGAAGAAGCCAGTCTAATTGTAGGCCTTAGATTGCCGGATGATCCTATGATGTGGGAACCATTCTTAAAAGATCGCTCTACAGGTGGTTCTATTGACCAGAACAAGAAATGGAACCTTTTGATTATGCTTATGATGCGAGTAAATACACTAGAGAAAAAACTCCAAGAACTACAACCTGTGGTATAATATAAGTGTTCGAGCATATTTCGCTCTTTCCCGTAAGGGAGGGGCTTTTTTTATGCTTTACGCAGTCAACACATTACCAGAAGAAAAACCACAAGGATTAGTCTATGTGATGAATTACACCACAGAGGACTTTTCTATGGACTACCTAGATGACAAGAATGTCTCTCACACGATTACTATCCCAGCCTTAGATACCAAACCTTTTGAAGCTTCTCTCGCCCCGATGGTGATTACCCATCTCGCTAACTTTATCCTTAATCTTGAAGACTTCTCATATAAGACTGATCCCAAGCTTGAGATAGCTAGAATAAAGGAGAAGATTGTTGTTCATGAATAATATCACACAAAAATGTACTGAGCTACAAAAAGAGCTCGAAGAGGCGATCAAATATGAAGATTTGCTCAATAAGAAAGAAGCGAAGCTCACTGTAATGCAGGAAGAGATTAAAACTCAAAACATGCAGCAGGTAAAAACAGCCAATGACCTTGCAAAGTACCAGGGAGAAGTAAAGCAATTTGAACATGAACTTAAAGAGCGTGAGACGCAAATAGCCGTAAAAGAGCGATCTATCAGGCTTGCACAGGAAGCGCTCAGTAGTGAAAAAGAAGCATTGAGAAAAAAAGGGGAAGAGATAACAGAGAGAGAAGACAAGCTTACTCGTAAAGAAAAGGAATTTGCAGAATGGGAAGGAAAAGTAAAGTTAGCGGAAGAGTCTGTGGCTGAAGAAAGAATCCTAATTCAAAAAGAAAAAGCATTAGATGATATGAGAAAAACGAAGTTAACTCGTAAAGAAGAAGAAATACAAACGCAATTAGAACGAGTAAAAACAATGAGTATTTAACTATATGGCAAGTTCACAAACACAATACGCACAACCAGCAAATTACAATATAACTCCTAAAACACGAGGAGATGGTGCCCCCAGTTCTCTTGAGGTAGATGCTAATGGGAATCTAAAGATAGTAATAAATGGGAATACAGGTATTCTCTCTGCAGCTCCTTTAAATGGACAGGCTAAAATAGCTGTCACAAGTACCGCAGTACAGCTTGGATCTAACGTACTACTCAACGGAGTTGTTGTTAGTGCGAAATCAACGAATGCAGCTCCTATTGTCGTTGGAGGATCTGGGGTAGCAAATACTACGGATGGCACAGGAAATGGGACGATTCTTGAGGCAGGAATGTCTATGTCATGGGCTGTAAGTAATACAAATGCTCTTTATATAAATGGAACCGCAGGGGATATTGTTTCCTTCTCAGGTTCATAATATGTTATTACCTTTTGCAAATAAACCAGGATCTTCTTCAGGTGGCACAACTGGCCCCACGGGACCAACAGGTGCTCAGGGAGCGACAGGATCTCAAGGTATTCAAGGAACAGCTGGTGCACAGGGTATCCAAGGCACAGCAGGCAGTAATGGTACAAATGGCGTGACTGGTCCTACTGGACCTACAGGAAGTCAAGGAATACAGGGTACAGCAGGTTCGCAAGGTATTCAGGGTACTGCTGGAAGTAATGGAAGTAACGGGGTCACTGGACCTACTGGCCCTACTGGATCTCAGGGAATCCAGGGAACTGCTGGCTCAAACGCTATCCTTACAGGAGCAACGGGACCTCAAGGTACCACAGGTCCTACGGGACCACAAGGCACGGCAGGAAGCAATGGTTCTCAAGGTACCGCAGGTACAAATGGAGTAACAGGACCCACTGGACCTACAGGCAGACTTCCAGCAGTAGCTTCAACAACATCAAGTGCTACTCCTACACCTAACTCAGATACAACTGATATATTTGAACTTACTGCACAAGTAGCTACAGCAGCTTTTCAGCCTCCTAGCGGATCTCCTGTTGATGGGCAAAAGCTAATTATTCAAGTTACTTCTACGGGCTCAGGGCATCCCTTAACATGGTCAACAGCAACAGGAGGGTATACAGGTACAACAACTGTAGGTATGCCTTCTACATTCACGACCTCTAAAACACTCAATGTGGGGTTTATGTACGTCACTGCTAATTCACTCAATACATGGATGTGTTTAGCATCCGTACAACAATAATTATGGCATTTCCAACTTATGAATCAGTAACAGATACAGGTTTTGCTTCATCAGTTACATCAATGCCTATAAATATGCCAGCAACGGTTAATTCAGGCGATCTACTTATTGCTTTGTCTTCCACTCGTAATGCACCAACTTGGACAAAACCTAGTGGGTGGAATGATATTTCAACAATAGCACAAGCTGGTGGTGGATCAGTAGGAAAATTGAGTGGATTTTATAAAATTGCAGATGGTACAGAAGGTGGGACAACACCTACATGGACAGCAAGTGGAGTGACTACTGCTGCATGGATAACAATACGTATTTCTGGTTGGCATGGCACAACACCCCCAGAAGCGACAACTGCATCAGGGGATGCAACAAATGCAAATCCTCCATCCCTAACGCCATCATGGGGAGCAGATAATACTTTGTGGTTGGCAATAGCCTCTAATTCAGCAACTGGTGAAACAACAGGATTTACTGCTGCTCCAACAAACTATTTGAATCTTCACAGCAACGGAGCATCAAGTGGTGGATCTACTTGTAACGTAGCTTCTTCAACAAGATCACTAAATGCTAGCTCAGAAGATCCAGGAACATTTACTCCAAATAGTAATCGTTTCTGGGCAGCAGCAACAATAGCTATACGTCCTGCAGCCTCTACGACGAATACATCTAATTTTTTTGTCTTCTTCAGACCCTAATATGTTATAATATACATATTCGAGCCATTTTCGCTCACAAGTCCTTCGGGATTTGTGGGCTTTTTTTATGAAAAAGCCTACCATTTCAGCCGTTTTGATTGTTAAAAACGAAGAAGTTCTCCTAGGCCAATGCTTAGACTCCATAGAAGGTATAGATGAAATCGTTATCTGTGATACAGGAAGTCAAGACAGAACTGTAGAGCTTGCCAAACTTTATACTGATAAAGTTTATACAGATTATGTCTGGGAAGATTCATTTTGTAAGGCACGAAATCATGCGAAATCCAAAGCAACAGGGGACTGGATTCTAAGTATAGATGCAGATGAGGTTTTACATGATTTTGCAGCAGTACGAGAAGCAGTTGCAGTTGCAGAAGAACATCATGCTTTAGCAGTAGATTGTACGATGATAGCCTCAGATAATGGGCAGGAATTCCAATATCCAAGACTTTTTAAAAACTCTCCACAAGTATGGTGGGTAGGGAATATCCACAACCATCTCTCAGTCAATGGAGAAATAAAAAGTAATGTCCGTATTACCCACGGGTACTCTCCAGCACATGAACTCGATAAAGACCGAGCTTTTAGAATCCTTAAAAAAGAAGTAGCAAATAATCCTGATGCAGTACGAGAAATGTTTTATTTAGGAAGAGAATACTTTTATCGTCAAGATTATGAAAGCTGTGTCGTAATGCTGGGGAAATATGTACAACGTGACAGCTACTTAGCACAGAAAGCAGAAGCATTTTTAATTATGAGCAGAGCCTACTGGAATATGAAAATGCCAGAGGATGCACGGGACGCCTGTCTTCAGGCTCTTAAAATAAACGCCAACTTTAAGGAAGCAATTGTCTTTATGGCTATTCTCGCAGGTAAAGGGACAGGTAATGATAGATGGGAAAAAAATGCTGAGCAATGGCTAAAGATGGCAGAAACAGCTACGAATGACGATGTTTTATTTGTAAGAAACGTATTTGATTTTAGATGAAAAAAATAATAGATAATAAAAAACGAAAATTAAGAATGGCACTTTATTATAAAAATAATTATCCTACTGGTTTTCAGATTCTTTGTCATAATTGTAATTCGGCAAAGGCATATTACGGGAGGTGTCCTCATGTCCAATAAGCTCTGGCTCTCTCCACATTCAGATGACAGTGTGCTTTTCGGAGCTTTTACGCTTATGCGTGAGCATCCACTTGTGGTTACTGTGACTTCTGCTTATATTCAATCCAATAGAGGAGAAAATATCACTGCTCAAGAGCGCATGGAAGAGGATAGGAAAGCGTGTGAATTACTAGGATGCTCTCACATTGATCTTGCTATACGAGATGATGTAATAGATGATTGGGCAGTAAGACGAGCCCTAGGGCGTTTTAGTGGGTTTGAGACTATCTATGCGCCAGCTGTCCAGGGAGGAAATAAAGACCATGATTTGATAGGACGAATAGCAGACGAGGTCTTTGGAGATAAAGTCAAACACTACACAACCTATACACCAACAGAACTCTATACAACAGGATCAGAGAGGATCACGGGAAATGAAAGAGAATTAGAACTGAAAGAAAAAGCTCTTCAGTGCTTCCAATCACAAATCAATTTACCAGCTACCAAGCCTCATTTTGAGGCAATAAAAGGGAGGTCAGAATGGTTCATGTAATTTGGGGTTATGGAGAGGTAGGAAAAGCTGTTCATAAGGTCATTGGAAAAGCCTTATGGAACAATAAGCAAGAGGGAACATGGAATGGAGAAATGGGAGATGTTGCTCATGTTTGCTTTCCATATTCTAATGAATTCAAAGACCATGTAAGATTTATCAAAAATGGCTTTCCTCTAGTTATTGTCCATTCTTCTGTCCCTGTAGGAACATGTGATAAGTTAGGGGTAGTTCATTCTCCCATTCGTGGCGTACATCCCAATCTTGAGCAGGGGATACGCACATTCACGAAATACTTTGGAGGGAAAGATGCTCGAAAGGCTGCAAAAATCTTCTCTGATTTAGGACTAAAAACGAAAGTCTATAAAGACGCTAAAACCACTGAAGCTCTCAAGCTATGGGACACAACCCAGTATGGACGTCTTATTATGCTTGAGAAAGAGATTTACGCATGGTGTAAGAAGCATAAAGTTGACTTTGATGCTATCTACACTGAGGCAAACCAATCATATAACAAAGGGTATACAAAGCTCGGCATGGCGCATGTTGTCAGACCCTGGCTCAAACACATGGAAGGCCCCATAGGAGGGCATTGCGTATTACCAAACGTAAAACTTTTAGGCGTAAAGCTATGAAAAAAACATTTATCTTAACACAATTTGGTACACCACATGAATGGACACAACAGTATATAGATAATGTGCAAAAACTAGAAAAATATGGATGGTATTGGAAAATATTTGCTCCAGAAATAAATAATTATAAATTCAATACGAAGGGTAATGTAGAAATTATTCCTATGACTATATGGGGATTTAACAAACTTTGTGTAAAGCAGCTTGGTTTTGACCCAGAAGTACAAATAGAAAATGGCATTCCAACGAAGCCAATGAGTGACTTCTATGTCGCAAATGGGGTGATTTTTCAAGACTATCTCAAAGACACAGACTTCTGGGGAATAACTAATTGGGATGTAGTGTGGGGACTTTTAGATAATTTTATTGACGATGACATGCTTGCGCATTGTGATGTCTTTAGTGATGACGTTGGAGCAGTAAATGGGGTTTTCTCACTTTTTCGAAACTGTGAAGAGATAAATAACTTGTTTAGAAAGATTCAAGACTGGGAGGGAGCTTTCAAAACTTCTGCAATTGTAGGGACTGATGAGTATGAAATGACAAAGCTAGTGAGGGATTTGCATTTTATTTCCCCTTCGTATTATCCACTTCACTCACATGATAGACTTGAAAACCACGTCCCCATTCCTAAGCTTTCTATAAAAGAAGATGGGTCTTTGTGGGAGTTACTTGCTGATGTAAACCCCCCAACATGGATTCATGCCCGTCCCTTTATTGGTAGAGAAATCCCGTATTTTCATTTTTCAAGGACAAAAATATGGCCAAATATTGTGTAATAGGACGAAGTGGGTTTATCGGAGGAGCGCTTGCAAAACGCTTAGGAAATGTCACCTCAACGCCTACAAAGGATTGTGATATTATTTTTGATTTTGGCTCGCCTGTGCATATGCCTTTTGAGGAGAATCCTGATTACTATTTTCAAACACTTCTCCAGCGTCACCTTTATTTTCTCTCCTTTGGCGTGTATTATGTGTGGCCATCCTCAGCGCTTGTGTATGAAGAGAAAGAAATAGCCTTTACCCATTTTAAAAAAGCTATGGAAGAGTTAGCCAAAGCTTATCCGAATAACTTAGGGCTTCGCATCTTTCCAGTCTATGGAGTAGGGGAGCATCGTACCTTTATTTCTCAGGCATGTGAAGCAATGAAACAAGGGAAACGCCCTGAAGTATGGGGAGACGGAACACAAGAGAGAGATTTTATCTATATTCAGGATGTAATTGATCAAATTATGAGTTATATAGCAATCCGATCCGTAGGTATTCGGGATGTGGGAGCAGGAAAGCCTACTTCATTTAACAGTATTATTCAGACAATAAACGATATATTAGGCACGAAAATAGAACCAATATACAAAAGTGCCCCAAAAGGATATGCGAAAGGAGTAGTATGTCAAAATCCCATACCGACAAAAAATTCAATCTATGATGGATGCAAAAAAATACTGGGACTCTAGATACGCTCAAGGAGGAAATTCTGGCTATGGCTCCTACGGCGAGCAACTTGTGAAAAAACTTCATTGGCTTGATAATCTAACTATCGAATCAATTAGTGAAATTGGCTGTGGGGATTTTAACTTTGGAAAACACTTACTAGAACTGTACCCAAAAGCCTCATATACAGGATACGATATTTCACCAACTATTGTCAGTCGAAATAGACAATTATATCCTCAGTATAGCTTCACTAACGACCCCATACTTCCTCACGCAGACCTTCTCCTTTGTATTGATGTTCTTTTTCATATCTTAGATGAGAATGAGCTTGAAGCAATGTATAAACGATTAGAAGGATATACGAAATATCTAGCAGTTACCGCCTACGAACGGGAAGAAAAGATGGATGCACACGTGCGAATTCGAAACTTTGATTATAAACGATTTGGTGAGCCTATTATCCGTCAAGTAGTCGAAGAAGATGGGCAGTTATATTTTTATCTCTTTAAGAAGCCTTTTATTGATCTGAAGAAAGTATCTTGCGTATTGTTAACAAAAGAACATGCCTATCCAGAAGAAGTCCTAAACAATATCAAACAGTATCAATGGGGAGAAGTTTTAGTCGGGATTGATTCTGATAGCCCTTTTAAGAAACATGAGCTATTTAAACGGGCAAAATTTGAGACGATCTATTATCAAGATGACGATGCGATTGTTCCTATTAAAGAACTCTTAGATAAATCAAAGCCAGGTATGATAAACGTAGGCATGAAACCAGGACATTTTGAGTCTTATAAAGACAGTCGAATGACCATGGGTCTTGGGTGGGGATCATTCTTTCCCAAAGTTATGCTCACTTCTCTAAAGAGATATACAGATAAATATGGAGCGGATGAAGTCTATAAAAGGGAGACAGAGAGAATCTTTACGTATTTGAATTACCCACAAAACCGCATTACACTTCCTATTATTGATTTACCCTCAGCCTACGCTCCAGACAGATTGTGGAGGCAACCAAAACATCATGAATTTGCACAATTAGTAGAGGAAAGGTGTAAGTCTTT